GTTCAATGGTAGAACACCAGCCTTCCAAGCTGGATACGTGGGTTCGATTCCCATCACCCGCTCCATACCTTCTGGGCGGGCAGCCAAATATTGCATGCGCGCCAATAGCTCAGTTGGATAGAGCAACTGCCTTCTAAGCAGTAGGCCGGGGGTTCGAATCCCTCTTGGCGTACCATTTCAGATCTATGGTGGGTATAGCTCAGCTGGGAGAGCACCGGATTGTGGTTCCGGGTGTCGAGGGTTCGAACCCCTTTACCCACCCCACGAAATCGGGGATTGGGAGTGATCCCGATCCCCGTTGATTTTGCCCCGATATTGGGATGTAGTGTAATGGTAACACACCAGACTTTGACTCTGATATCGTGGGTTCGAATCCCGCCATCCCAGCCACGTCAGCCGCGAATCGCTCCGCTGGATCCGCGTCTGAGTATTTGTTGGGTGCGTCTGATATTTTGGATAGCGGATAACTTTTCACACCGATATGCCCCAGTAGCTCAGTAGGCAGAGCACCTGCCTTTTAAGCAGGGTGTCCGGGGTTCGAATCCCCGCTGGAGCACCAAAAAGAAACCGTTGAAATTTCAAGAAAACCTTGATTTTTCAACGGTTTTTTCGTTTCCATTTCGGCGCGCTCCGGAACATTTTGAGACGCAAACTGTTGTCAAAAGTGTTGTCAAAATTCGAGGGTAAAAACAACTTCACAGATAAAGAAAATGGCGCTGCCAGTTAAGGCAGCGCCATTGCTTTATTTATCTTCATCCGCTTTGTCTTTCAGCTTCGCCAGGCAGTCCGTCAGAAACTTCGGCACCGGCGCGCCCAGCCTCGCCGCGTTTTCCACGATGCTGCCGAGTTCCGTCACAATGTACCAAATGGCCACCAGCGGCAAAAATGCCGTTTTATATGTAAACGGCAGCTCAAATCCCAATCCGCCATAATTGATAATCGCCGACAGCGCCACATCCAGCAGCAGTGCGACCAGCATGGCCACGATACTGCCTAACTTGTGCCACAGGCCGGCACGCGCTACGGCACTGTCCCACGATCCAGTCGCCAGTGCCGCCCACGATCCCGTTGCATAGTCCAGGATCATCGCGGCCAGCCACACGATCACAAGCCAGCCCGTCCAGCCCCAAAAGGCTGTCATTGCGGCAAAAATGGCTGTGATTGCCGCCTTGAACTCCATCGCTTTACTCGGTGCATTCATATGTATTCCTCCATCACTTGTTTTCGCTCATCCGCTGGCACACGACCAACGTCCGAATCATATCCATGGACAAGTCCAGCTTGCCGTTGCCCATACCCTCAAGCGCGCCGTCATCGACAAGCTTTTGCACCGTATCCTGCGCCCACACGGGCACGCCCATCACTTTGCCATCTACGATACGGCCATAGCGCGTATCATGCATATTCCACATGATGTACAGCATCCGCAGCATATCATCGCTCAGATCAAGTCTGCCGCCGCCCGTACCGACGATCAGACCTGCGTCCATCATCTCCTTTACTGTGCCGCGCGCCCAGCCCGGCACATCATCGATCGTGTTGTACCTAATCATGTCATCGTCCTCCTCGTCAGTGTCAGTATTTTTTGCCGCCATCTCTGCGGCCACATCCGCCCGAAACCCGTCCATCGTGTAGCCCATATCATATGTGCGCCACAGCAGCTCCGGGTCTGCGTGATTGCTCGCCACGCCGCGCCGGTGTCCCTCGGCATGGCCGATGATGACGCCGTCCTGCGCCGGATCAAGGCCGTACTGCTTGCACAGCGCGGCGAACAGCTCTACAGCCGTGTGGTATGTGCCCGCGACCTGCTCCGCCGCCTCGCTGCGGGTCATGCCCGTGCTCGGCTCAGTCATCTCCACACCGATGTGCGTAGAATTGGCGCTCCCGCCGCAGTGCCAGCCGCGCATCTCCCACGGCAGGAGCTGATACACCGTGCCGTCCGCCTGCGCGACGGCGTGCACGCACACGCTCTGCCCGCCCGGCTGATACTGGTTAAAGCTGCGCGCAAATACCGCAGCAGACGGCTGCGCGCATCCAACACTGTGCAGCATAATGCCCTGCGGGTGCAGCACACCACCCGCCTGATAACACTTGTTTTTCTCCGCAATCACTTTGATGATAGTCATAACGCAACCTCCGTCACAGCGCCCGGATACGATCCGCAAAGTCGCAGGGGAAGATTTCGCCCGTTTGGCCGCTTTTCGCGCGGATCGCGTCGGCGATGTTCGTAAACAGTTCCCCCAAATTTTCGATATACTCTACCGCCTGTGAATCCGCGAAAGATGTTACGTGCTTGTCCATCCAGTCCTTGCTTGGCTCCAGCCCTGCCCCAAAAGCGGCGGTCAGGTCGATCAGCATGCAGGATGTGAACCAGAACGTCGTTTTTTTGCCGTCATCGTTGTTGTAGTCGAATCGACACGGGTACGACCCATCTGTAAAGCTGGTACGCGTGAACACGGCCGACAGACGTGTCCATGCGCCTGCAGCGGCGTTGACGGCCATACCCGCAGCCGCTGCAGGCTCGGCTACTGGCCAGTACCAGTCGCAGGTGCCTTGTGTGGCCGATTCGAAACGAATTTTAAACGTAACGTAGTACTTGTGCGACGCAATTAGACCATGATCGCTGGATGTAAGCGTAACCTCTCCCTGCGCGGACGGGATTACTTTAGCGCTATTTGTGGAGCCATCGCCTGGTACAAGGGTGGACATTTGCCATGAGCAGTTGCCCAAAAAGGCCGGAAAAAAGCCTGTGTTTTTGTTGGCCATAATGTTCGTGAGGGCTACAGTAGTAGACATAGAATCACCCACCTTAGTACGCGCTGTTGATCGCCACGGCGATCGCGCTATCCACGTATGCCTTGGCCTGCGCCAGCGCAGTCTTGACGGCATACGGCGTCGCGGCCAGCGTCTTGCTGGACGATGTGGTGCTGTTGGACAGCTTGGTCGTGCCGTATGCCGACGTGCTTGCCCGCACAGCGATAGCTGCATCCGTCTCGGCTTTGGTGTAGTAGTCACCGCCGGACATTGCGCCGATGTCAGCCAGCAGCTCGGCCGGGGTGCGATAGTATACCCAGCCGCTGTCATCCAGCACAGCAATCTTTCCGGGCGTTCTGCCAAGATCGCTAGCGGCAGTGGACTGTAGCCATGTACCGCAAAAATACTTGCCGTAGACGTTTCCGGTAAATGTGCCGCCGGATTTGTCCATCTTGCCGTCCAATGCCGACAAGACCGCTTTGTTCTGCACGGGGTTTTCCGACGCTGCGTCCAGTGCTGCGTCCACGGTGGTCCTGGTCGCACCTGCCTCCACGCCGTCGAGCTTGGTCTTATCTGCAGCAGACATCAGACCGTTGGCGGACGTGGTCGCCACTGCCGTGCCCGCTTTGCCGGTCAAGGCGGCAGTCACGACTTTGTTTTGGACGGGGTTTGTCGACGTAGCAGACAGTGCATTATCCACGTCCACGCCGCCGCTGGCGGCAACCTCAGAGACCTTGTTCTTCACATACTCGACGGTCGTGGCCGCATTGGTGTCTGCGTCCGTCGGCGTTTTCACGCCGGTCAGCAGCGTGGGCGTGTTCTCGTTCACGTCAGAAATATCAAGCGTAAAATTATTGCCGCTTCCGATTGGGGACAGGCCAACGCCAGTTCCAAGAGGCGCGTTCGCGGGGGCTAGTGACAAAAAGCCCTGAAACTGTGGGCTGTCATGGCCAATAGCGCCGATATTCTTGCGTGCCTGAAACTGCTGCGCCTCGTCCAAGGTCTGCGCCGCGTCGTATCGAACCGCGCTGCCGTCCACATACCCCTTAGTCGCCGCGTCGTCATCCTCGGTTGGGGCGGCCACTTTCAGGCGGGCAATTGGCGCTACACCAGTCATGGGGTCTGAGCCGTGCGAAATGCGTCCAGCGTCAGAAGCCGCTTTCTCGAAATGGATGCCTGTGTCCGCGCTCGTCCTGCCAACAGACACAGACCCTTCGGCGCTGACTGTCTGCCCGACTTTCAAAGAAGCCGAAATTTCGCCGCCCAGCGTTGACAGCTTTCCGTCCAGTGCCTTCTTGACGGCCTTATTCTGCACTGGGTTTTCCGATGCTGCATCCAGCGCTACATCTACGGTGGTCTTGTTTGCACCGGCCTCTACGTCGTTGAGCTTCGTCTTATCCGCAGCCGACATCAGGCCATTGGTGGACGTGGTAGCTACTGCCGTTCCGGCTTTGCCGTCCAGTGCGGCTTTGACCGCTTTGTTTTGGACAGGGTTGACAGACCCGGCATCCAGTGCCACGTCCACGACGGTCTTGTTCGCACCCGCCTCGATGCCATCCAGCTTGACTTTGTCCGCTGCGGACATATAGCCGGGCGTTGACTGCGTGGCAGCCGCTGGTGTCCCACACCGATACCTGCCGCCGTCGACTACAAGGCACTTACCATTGTCCTTATCCGTGGCAGGCGGCAGTTCACCGGCACTGCACGTGTAAACCGCCCCGTCCTCGCTGATACTGACGATGCCGGTACCGAAACCGTACATACCGGCGATGTTTGGCGCGTCGAAATCATACGACCCCTCAGCGCCGTTATAGTACTCGTTCAGCGGGCATACGATGCGTTTGGCTCCAGCGCTGCCGATGACCTCGACCAGCAGGACGCGCGGCACCATATCTTTTGCAAGCGCAGCAGCAATTTCCGCGTAGGTGTGCGTCGCTTTGCATTCGCACGTGTAGTAGTCGGCATAGGCAGTTAGCTTTTCTTTCGTGGGCTTTTCGACGTAGGTGTCAAAGTAATTCACACCTTTTTCATCGACATATTGCTTGATTACCTTGTTCTGCACAGGGTTGGTGGATGTGTCCGACATGACGTCGTCGACGATGGTCTTGGTCGCGCCTTCCTCAATGCCGTCCAGTTTGACCTTATCTTCGGCGGACATCAGGCCATCAGCGTCCGCCGTGGCAACGTCCTTCCCGGCCTTTTTGTCCAGTTCTGCGGTGACAATCTTGTTCTGCACAGGGTTGGTAGATGTATCCGACATGGCGTCGTCGACGATGGTCTTGGTAGCACCGTCTTCGATGCCGTCCAGTTTGACCTTATCCGCGGCGGACATCAGGCCATCAGCGTCCGCCGTTGCGGTTGCCGTGCTGTTTTTAGTCGCGCCCGCTTCGATGCCGTCCAGCTTGGCTTTGTCGGCCGCCGACATCAGGCCGTTGATGTAGGGTGTGGCAACACTTTTGCCCGCCTTTTCGCCCAGCGCGGCGGTCACGACCTTGTTTTGCACGGGATGCGTGGATTGGGAATACAGCTGATCATCGACTGTAATCGCGTTTTTCGCGGCGGCCTTTGCCAGCGCCGCAAGTTTCGCAGCCGCGGTCGGCCCTACGTATGTGGATTGATCGCCCATGTTATCATTCCTTTCAATTTTCGTCCCAGATGGCCTGCATTTCCGCGGCCGTCATTGGCGTCAGCGCCACGCCCGCCCCGGACAGGCCGTCGAGTTTGACCTTATCCGCTGCGGACATCAGACCCGCCGCAGACTGCGTGGCTACCGCCGTTCCGGCTTTGCTGTTCAGCGCAGCGGTCACGATTTTGTTTTGCACCGGATTTGTGGATGTGTCAGATAGCGCGCTGTCCACGTCGATCGTGCCGCCACCGCCGCCGGAAGGCGACGATCCGGACGGCCCGCTATCTGATGTGTTGTAGCTGCTGCTGGATTCGACGCTGTTCCCAACCGCCGTTTTTCCGGAAAACACGAACGTGTAATCTGTGATGATTGACGGGTATTCCCGGCCGCTGATGTCCTTGACAATCACCTTGTCGAAAATATCAAGCCGCGGGTCGGCCGGAAGATCGCCGGAGAACTTATAGATCGGCTTGTTTTTCAGCTGCTCGTACGCCATCTCCGCGACTGCTTCAGCAGCGACCGTGATCGACCCTGCTGGTCCTTCGATACCCAGCCACAGGTTGTCGTCGTTCAGTTCAATAACGTAGCCTCCGGCACCAAAGAAATACGTGTGCTCTTTCCCGTCACTGGCGAACGTCTTTTTCACGCGCACACCTGTAACTTCTACCGGCGTTTTCGCCACTTCTACCGGATTGATCCACTGCGTAAGCGTCACATCTGCCGCAGACGTGATTGGGCGCACAAACAGTGCGTTTCCAGACACCATGGCATTGCCACCGCATGCCAGCGCAATTGCTTCGATCACCTGCCGGATGGTGTGCTGTGTGTCCACGGTCGCCAGTGCGTTATATCCCAAGTCGCTATCAATCGCGCTGGGCGTCAGGCCGAGCCGAGTCGCTGCCAGCCTCCACAGCTCTATGTAATTGTGCTCCCCCTGCATCTCCGCAGGGCACAGCACATCCGCCGCCTTCATGGCGTCGTAGCAGGTAAGTGTGGCGATGCCGTGTACGGTTTCTACTTCATAGACCTTAAAGCTGCCCATATCCACCATGCGTTCAATGCCGTCAATGGTGATAGCCGCTTTCAGATGCGCTGTGGCCCCTTCGTACAGCGACCAGTAGTCTGGGGTCGACCACCCGATGTCGTACATTTCAATCGTTGCGCATTTGCACACAGATAGCCCGACGGGATAGCTGCCGGATGATGTCTGTGCCGAAATCTTCGTTCCGCCCGGGCGGAAAGACTGACGGCCCACCTGCAGATACTGCCCGGCCTTCAGCGTTATAGTTTCACCGTTCCTCTCGAACGTGACATCGTGATCCCACGTAAAAGACGCTTCGACCACAAAGTTCGTCTGCGATGGGTAGACGCTTGTGATTTGACTTTCGACTGTTCGCATATCATGTCACCACCAATCACGTCAGCGGATTGACGCTGACCATGTTAAAATCCAGGGACGTGAACAGCTCCTTGCCTTCGTTCAGGCGCCCGATATTCAGCTGCCCTTTGCCGACGTAAAACCACGCCTGACACCACGCGCCGTAGTAAGCGGAAAAGTAGTACAGCTGGAACTGCTGACCTTTTGCGATGATCTTCAGGATCTGCGACAGCATGGTTTTACTGACAGCCGCTCGGCTATATCCAAGTGCTTCGACCGTGAACAGCGGACTGACAACGGCCGCGCCGGTCTGGGTGCGGCCGCTGTCCTCCGTGTAAGTTGTTTCAAAGTCGTACGTCAGCGCACCGGAATCCGGCTGCGGAAGCACCAGCCATTCATCCGACGGACTTTTTCGAATTTTAATGTATTCCTGTGCCATGTGTTACACCGCTACAAGCGGGTTTTTGCCCGTTTGCCCTTTCCGCAATTTTGCTTCGGTGATTACTTCATCAAACAGTGTGCGGCGATCCAACCGGGCGATAAACTCGTATCGGCTGCCAGCGCCGCCGGCTTCTTCGCGCACAATCTGGCGCAGCAGGGATTCCGGCGCTTCCAGGTTGTTGCCGTTGCGCTGGTCGCCCAGCACGGCCAAGAACTGCCGGTTCGCCGGGATGACCGCTCCGCGCGCCAGCATCGGGATCTGCGGCACTGGCAGTGGATTCACTCCCCACATATTCTGGAACGGGGAAATGCCAAGGAAGTGCGCATTGCGGATCGTATTCAGCATGGAATTGATCTTGTTGAACGGCACGGCAATGATCGTGTTCATGCCGCGAATGATGGCGTTGACGACCGTGTGGAAAGTGCTTTCGATGCCTTCTTTGATGCCTGACCAGATACGGCCGCCGGTCGAAAACACGTCCTTGACCTTCTGCCATGCGTCTCGGAATTTGCTCTGAAACCACTCCGGCACAGACTTGAAGGCGCTTTTGATTCCATCCCACGCAGCCACAGCGCCGGATGAGACCTTTTCCCACAGCCCCCTGAACCAGTCCTTTACGGCCGTCCATTTTTCGATGACCCAGTCCACTACCGCCGCGGCACCTGCTTCCACATTGGCGAGGTGCTGCTCAAAAGCTGCATCGATACTGCTGATCGTTTTACTGATCCATTCCTTTATGGACGTCCATTTTGCGACGATCCACACGACCACTGCAGCTATAGCGGCAATCAGCAGCGGTATCCACGCCCCTGTAATGATAGCAATAGCACCGCCAATAGTTAGCAGCGCCACGGTAATAGCCGTAAGATTCTTATTGTTGAAGCCGTTTTTAATCACATCACGAATTGCCACGCCAAGAAGGACAAGCCCCGCGACGATTGCCGTGATTGCCCCGCCAAGCACACCAAATGCCAGCCCAAGCCCAGTGACAGCCGCAGCAGCGCCGATGATGTACCCTGTCAGATTATCGAAATTTATGCCGTTTTTAAGCATATCGGCAACGTTGATGGCCATTAGGACAGCCCCAGCGACAGCAAGCGCCAGCTGCTTTGCCTTCGACAAATTCCCCAGGAACTTCTTTCCGATTTTCCACGCAGCGAATCCAGCCGCCACCGCCGCCACATACGGCGATAGCTCGCGGACAACGGCTGCGATCTTGCCAATTTTTCCGGTGTCGACCTGATCGGACAAATCAAATTTCGGCGCTATGCCAGACGAACCGCCTCCACCGCCGCCGGAACTATCGTTCGATTCCCAGCGGTTCATTTCATCTAGCCCGGAAAGCTGTTTTTTTGCCTTCTCGGCCGCGTCCCCTGCGGCCTCGGTTGCGGAAGCCTGATTATACAGCGCCTTTGCAGTTGCATCCGCTTGTGAAGCCGTTTTGCCAAACAACGAGTTGATAAACACGGACACAACGGCAGTCAATTTGGCAAGCCACGCCAAAAGCGTTCGAATTGCCGGCAAAATATAGTTGTAGATTGGTGCAAAAGCGGAAATCAGATTACCCCTGATCTGCGCCAAAGATGTTGACATTTGTTTGTCTGCGCCGATTGTGCTAAGCAGCATTTTGCGCATCGTACGCAGCGCTTTGGTAATCATGGTGAAAATGAAGACGCGCTTTGCTAAACCAGCAATTCGTTTGGTGAATTTCTTAAATTGTTCTGATACATTCTGCGTCGTCAAAGCTGCAAGACGCTGCTTTCCCACATATTCGCTTACGGCAGCACTGGCTTTTTCCTGCGCGATCTGGCTGCTTTCCAGATTAATCTGCGCCATTTTCAGCTGCTGCGTCGTTTTCTGGATTGCTTCACCGGTTTCCTGCGATACCGTCCCGGTGCTTCTGGTTTTCTTTTCGTTTTCGGCAACAGCCTGCAGTTCTTCCAGCTGCTGCCGCAGCGTGGCCACCTTCTGCGCGGCCTTGTCCACATTATTCGCAGCCTTTTTCGCGTTGTTTTCCAGCTTCGCAAGGCCGGCGTCAAACTTGCCGCTATCAATCGCTGCTTCGTATACCAGATCGCCGACAACGTCAGCCATCGCGCGCACCCCCTGTCATCAGCTGCCGGATGAATTCATCTTCGTCGTCGGTCAGATGCGCCGACTTGAAATCGATCAATTCCCGGTTTTCGTCGTAGTATTCTCGCTCCCACTTTTCCAGCTTCTTGTGCTTGCGCAGCTTCCGCCGGATGTCCAGGATCGTGGAAAACGTGCAGTCACCGATCTCCATATAATATCCGATGAACGTCCACCAGTGCATATACGGCAGTACGCGCACGTCCTGCCCGGCTACGCGGTTGATCGGTGCAATGATCATCGGGAAATCCTGCTCCCAGTCCATCTGCTTCGGCTGCTGCCGCTGATCGCCGCGATCCACACCACCATCCAAAAACCACAGCATGAATTTCACCGCGGCGGCCATGTCCGTGATCTGATCCCAGTCTGGGTAAAAGATCTTGATCGCCACTTCGGCGCGATCCTGATCTGTCAGCTCTGGGTCATTCAACGCGGCGCAGATGTCCAGAATTTCGCGAAAGTCGCTTCGTATACGAAAACACCGGCCGCCGATACATGCTGCCTTCGGCAGGCCGGTATTCATGATCTGCGCTTCTTCCTTCGCTGACCGCCGCCGTTGTATTTATCCAGGTATTTCGCCTGACGCTTCTGCGCGGCAGCGGTCGCAACGTCCATCTCGCGCCGGATCTGGCGCGAAACCGCTTCCAGGAACGAAATGATTTGCAGGGAACCGGACGGCGTGAGCGAAACGCAGTAGGCTTTGCCGAACACTGTATCGCAGACGGGCGAAGGGAACGCCGCGTCCACCTGCTCGCGTGCGTATGCGTCCAGTTCGCGGATCGTCGTGCGGGCGTCCGTATCGCTTTCCTGCGTGCCCATTTCGTCGGCTTTGGCCTTGATCGCCATCGCTGCCGCTTCCAGCCGGTCGATGATACCGATGTCGTTCGGATCAAAATAGATCTTCCGGTTTGCGTCGCCGTTAATTGTGAACGCTTTCAGGCCGGTTTCAAATGAAATGTTATTGCTCACGCCGTCACCCCCTTATGCCGTCGCCTTCGTGAACGTGGCCACGCCGTCGGCAATGGCCGCCGTGCCGACCGTGCGCGTGCCGCCGTAGGTCACGTCAAACGGCATGTCCACCGTCTTGTCGCCGCCCAGCGACTTCACTTCAATCGCGCAGCCGCTATAGCGTTCGGCGAACATCGCCGTGTCCTTCGTGCCGGCATAGCAGTGCACGATCATCATATCCTGTTCGGCCAGCGCCGCAACGTCCTGATCCTTAATCGCCAGCTGCCACAGCTTCGTCAGCGCGGTCTCGCCGGCGTCCAGATTGCACGGGTCAAAGGTCTGCGTGATGGTCGGCGCGGACATGGTGGTAAACGTGTTGCCCAGGATGTCCTGCGTGGTCTCCTTGTTCCAGTCATATTCCTGGCTGCTGTCTTCCACGCGCTTGCCGACGATCGACCAAACCGGCGCGGAAGACGTTCCGGTATTCAGGAAGGCCATAAGCAGTTTGCGGGCAATCGTCTGGCCCGCGGCTGTGTTAAAAGTCGTACTTTCAGGCATAATGCATCACCTTTCAAAATTGTTGTCGTACCGCATCGACAGGGACACGGCCCAGTCTTCCACACCGTCGGCATAGCGCCCGGTCAGATAGGCCGCCGACACCTGTACAAATGCAGTGATCGTCCGGCCATCGCCGAGGTCTGGCCACGCGGCAAGCGTGTACTGCTGGCCGTCCGCCGTGATCGGCTGTTTTTCAAGCCAGCGCGCCAGCTTGTCCAGCCAGCCCTTGATGTGGATGCGGTCAGTTTCCGACTGCGGTACGGCGCGATATACCACCTGAAACGCATAGTTGCATTTCTGGTACACACCGCCCATGATGTCGGTCATTTCGCTGATCACCGTCGCCGCAGCGGACGGATAGATCCCGACGCCGGACTTGTCGCCCAGCTCGCCGAACCGGATTTCCCGCGCGCCGATGGCCGGGAAGCCATTCAGCAAGCCGCTCAGGATCGTTGAAAAATCTTTTGTGTCAACCATTTGATTCCCCCAGGATGATCCGTTTGCAGCCGTCCGCCCATTCTTTTCCGTGTTCGTTTTGCGCGACTTCCGCCCAGTGCGGCACGCCGGTCGCAAGCCGCAGGTCGCGGTCAGTCGCAACAAGTGTCGCGCCTTTTCTAAAACGCGGGCCGACATTCGGAATGTTCGCAGGGCCTTTCCCGGTTTTTGAATCCACCATGACCTTACCCATATACAGATACCGTGCATATGGGCCTGGGAACACAACCTGCCGGCCGCCTTCGGCGACATACGACCGCTGCTGCAAGTTCCCACTGCGATACGGCATATATAGCTTGCTGTCCGCAAGCGCCTGCTGCCCCAGCCATTCCTGCGCTTTGGCGAATCGCGGGCCGTATTTGGCGAACCGGAGATTTACCCGGACGTGCCCTTTGACATAGCTGACGTTCTTATAGTGCTTGATATCGCTCATGATGCCGTCACCTCGAAGTGTGCAATCAGCGGAAACCACGCGCAGGATGTGATGCGGTGGCACTCCGTGACTTTGCACAGCGCGTCATATTCCGCCCAGTCGTGATCGCCGCGGCAGAAATAATCGCCCGGCTGAAACGCAATCAGGCCGCTGCGGTCATCCGCCGCCTGGTACACTTCCGGCGTCGCATAGGTCAGCGCGCCGATGGACGCTTTCGGGACAAGCAGCAGCACATAGTGCCCCGGCACATCGCCGGTCGTACCTGGCGTCATAGCGGTTTTTGCTTCCACCTTGACGCCGGCCAGTACGTGCCGCACCCATGTATCGTCCTGACCGCGCGCGCCGCGCACGCGCGAAAAAAGCGTGATCGTATCGCTATGCAGCAGCAGCATCAGCACGTCACCCCCGCGTACAGCACAAGGACGCCATCCACGGCCACACCGGAAAGCCAGCGCCGAAGCAAGTCAAACACCAGCGCGTCACGCGCTGCTATGGTCTTCGCAGCGGTCGTGTAGCAGCTGTCGGCCGCCCTATATGTGATCGATTCGCTGCCGGACGACACCGACGCCACAGGGCCGGCGGTTTTTACGCCGCCGACGTCTGCGGTTTCAGCCGCGCTGTCACGCGCCTGGTCAATGCGGTAAAGGCATTCGGCCAGTTCGCACGCGCAGTCCTGCAGCTTTTCGGCGTCGATCGTGGATTCCGGCAGCGCGCCGCCGAAGCGGCCAAACGTAAAGCGGTCGATCTCCCGCGACGCCGCGCGTAGGTAGCGGGCAGCAGTCGCTTCGTCGCAGAACGGGGACAGATCGTCCCCGTACCGTTTTACGTATGTGTCAAAATCCGCGTACACCGTGATTCACCTGCCGATCACGCGCTTGCGTAGGACTTCACGTGCACCTGCGCAGCGTCCAGCACACGCAGGGCGGCGTTTTCCTCGACCTGCGCCTTCGTACCGGCAAACAGCTCAGAATCGACCATGCGGACAATGCTGAAGTTATCGCCGACGCCGAAAGCGTTCGGGTCGTACATGATGAATTCCACCTTCGCAAGGTTCGCCGCCGTAACGCTGGCCTTCGTACCGCCGTGCGGATAGTAGGCAAGATCAGCAGACGACGCGAAGCCGTTGACTTCGATCCAGGTGAAGCCCATGAAGCTGCCGACCTGCCCGCCGGCAGCGGCGGCAAGCAGCATTTCGTTGGACGTCGGGATGTACTTCTCACCGGCGAACTCCAGCATCGTGGCAAAGAAGTCCGGGCTGCAAAGCACGATGGTGGGGTTGGCTTTCGCTTTGACCATTGCTTTGCGTTCGGCCAGCACCTGCGCCTTGAAGTTGGCCGCAGTGGTCTTCGTGGTGTTGGTGGACGCCGTACCCTCAGAGATCAGGCAGGCAAGCGCGCACTGATTCTTCGCCTCCGCGACTTCGCGGGTGGCAAGGGCCAGATGCTCCTCGGCAATCGGGAACGCCACAGCGGCAGCCTGCACGCCGTAGATCTTCTTTGACGCATGGATGTTGTTGTTGAAAACGGCCTGAACCAGCGTGTCAGCGGCGGCGGTATCCGTGAAGTCACGGCCGGGCGTGCCGACAGATGCGGCGGTGGAGGTCAGCTTGTGCCAGTAGCAGCCGCCGGCACCGTCGACCATCACGTCCTGATAGGTCACACCGGGCACAAGCCAGGTCTTATAAAACAGGTTGGGAAGAACAGTTGCCTTGTACTGCTCATCCACGTAAAGGGAACCGTACTGGATAGACATAGATCATCATTTCCTTTCGTAGTCTTAGCCCCTGAAAAACGGATTGTTTTTGTATTTCTGGGCTACGTATTCTTTTGCGCCCCCCGCCGGCGGCACCATGCCGCTGTGATCGGAAGAAAAGCGCGCCTTGCTGGCGGGATCGGCCACAAGGATACCGGGGATCTCCTTGCCGTTCTGATCGGTGACAAGGCCGGTAAACAGGTCGCCGATCGACTTGCCGCGCGCATCGTCGGAACCCAGAGCCGTCACCAGCTTGTCCGTGATGCTCTCGCGCGTGATGTCGTTGACGAAATGCTTTCCCGACAGGAACGTGTCCACCGTACTGCGCAGCTTCACGGCGGCAGCGTCCTTCTTGCGGTTGTCCCGTTCTGTCTGCAGGTCATTGGTCAGGGTCGTGATCTGACCTTTCAGCGCTGCGACATCCACGCCGTCAAAGGCGGCAAGCTTGCCCTGCACGTCTTTCAGCGATGTGTCCAGCGCGTCGTGGCGTTCCTGCAGCTTGGTGAATTCCGCCACGGTCTTGTAGTTCTCGGCGACGGCTTTGCGCAGATCCGCCGCCTTTCCTTCCGGAATCGTGATACCGAAGTCGGAAAGAATGGTCTCGATGTTCTTCATGCGTAATCCTCCTGAACGTGATTTTTTAACAGCCCGTCAGCTGTGTGGATTGAGCCGGATTAACCACCGGCGGGGTCGTGATATAGCAAAGGGGCAGCCGGTTTCCCGTCCGCCCCTGCGTATCCTGATTCGATTTTGGGTATAAGAAAACCACCTTGCCGATTGGTAAGATGGTTTTCGTGATTGTTATATAAAACAGTTTTCAGTATCATGTATATTCCGCCGGAACATCAACGTCAATCGCGTTGTCAATGATTTCAAATATATTTTGAGGATATGACGGGATGCAATAGTGGGCAACGGAATAGTCTTTCTTGTAAACAAGAAGCCCTCCACCACCGCATTCAACTGAACCGTATGCTGGGTGAAAACTAATTATATACAAATCGTTGGTTTCGCCAATTTTGCTGATTTTTGTTGCCTTGGATTTCGCACCATATGCTTGCTTTTGTTTTGCAACAGCAATCTCGCAGGCTTTATTCAAGTCATTCATAAGGGTTTCTGATCACCTCATCCCGGTATTGCTCTACTAACGGCAAATTATCGATTCGCAGCCACGTTGTTTTCCCTGTTGCAGCCCTGTCAAAATATTCCTCAACCAGCTTGCCGCTCTTCCCGTTTTGCGGATCAATAAACAGAACATTGCCGTCAATATTTTTTGCTGCAAATGCGTGCGCTTTTTCTCTATCATAGTCCCAAACAACAACGATTTCGGCTCTTGCACCGTTCCCGCTCGCTTTTAGGAACTCAATAATCTTTTCTTTACCAGTGCCAACCTTATCAGCCTGAACTCGTTTAGACATATCCGCGTCAAATGCATTAAAATTCCACACTGAAAATGGCGACATTTGGAAAGCGTCGTGCTCCCCCAATGGCTTACACGGTTGCGCAATTACATCAAAGCCTCTTTGCCGCAGTTCCCATGCAGGAACACACCGCTGGCAGTTATTCGTATATTCGTATGTTTGCTTGTTGTAGTTCGGATTCGCCTTTTGGGCATCTCTAACGGCGTCAGAGCTGCTGATTATTCTGCTGTATTCCGGATATTGCGCCGAAACTATTATACCACCATTCGCAGGTTTTTCAACCGCTTTAGTAGCCGGAGCAGGCGAAACCTGCACATCAGCAATTCTCTGTTGTGCCCGTGCTGCCGCGGACGCGGTTGACGCCGCCGAGCGATCCCAACCCGCAACGGCAAGCCGCTCGTGGTATGGTTTCAGGTCGTTGTCGGCGCAGAACTTCGTGTAGGCCGCGTTCTGATCCTGCAGGCGCTTGGCGGACTGCGCATATTTCTCCTGCAATTTTGCCTTGCCTGCCGTATCTTCGCAGCTTTTCACGGCCGTATGCAGCGCCGCACACTTGCGCTTCTGTGCACGGATACGGCGTTCCATCGCGCGCTGCGTCTGCGACAGCTCATACGCGCGTCGGTTGGCTTCGGTATCGATCGGCTTGTTATTGTTCCGGCTAACGCCAGGCAGGAACGGTGTGAAGGAATGGCGGCAGTTATAGCCGCACAGGCCCAGCGGATTTTCCGGGTAGCCGGTCGCGTCCAGCAGGTTATCGAACTGCGCGTCCTTGCCATCGATACAGTACACCTTGCCCTGCCAGCCGGCATGATCGGCGACCGGGTCGGTATCTGACACGCGCGCGCCCAGATGCTGTGACACCAGCACATGATTCCAGCCCATGTCTTTGCACTGCTGGATCGTCATGTTACCGGATGACTGCGCAACGCCGGTGCGGATGCAGCGCAGCACCGCCACTTCCAACGTGTCCTTGTGACCGGAAGGATACCGCACGATCGGCTGCATCTGCCCCAATTCCTTTATGCCTTCCAGCATGGCGGCGGTGTAGGACTGCGCACCGGTACGTACCTTCCAATATGCAGCGTCACAGATGTCGATAAACGCCTGATTGGTCGCGCCGGCCGTTGTGCGCGTGATGTTTGAAATTTCGCCTACCGTGCGCTCATAGGCATCCGTGATGATCGCCATCATACCGGACGAGAGGCCGGAAAACGTCACGGCGGCGGCTTCTGCATCCGCTTTTGCTGCCTGAATGCCGCTGTCCTTGAAGATCTTCGCGATCTCCTGCTGCGATTTGCCGGTGCTTTTGGCCAGCGCCTTCTGGATTTCGTCCAGATTCCCGCCGGCCTGTTTCAGCACCCACGCCTGCCATTCATCCGTGCCGGTCAGCAGCTTTTCTTCGCCGCGGCCGAAGCGGATCATGAAGCGCTCGATCATGTCGCGGGCGATCCATTCTGTCAGGTCGTCCAGCAGCGGCAGCAGGGTTTCGCCGATCTCCTGGAACTGTTCCGGGGTGATCATTCGGTATCAGGGAACAGCCCCGGTTTCGCTGTGTTGGCTTCGGCGTAGGCCGCTTTTGCGTCGTCCTCGCTGAAACCTTCAAAGCGCACCAGATACATCCACCACGGCAAAACGCCGAGCTGGCAAAGGCTTTTCGTGTTCTGCCGGTCCTCTTCGTAGCTATACGTGATGTCCCCAAAATTGTACGCCACGGTATACGTGCCATAGGGCGCCAGATCGTAGATATCAGCATAGTCGTTCAATGCCTGAATCAGGTCATCCACAGCTGCCTGGATGCGGTCGCGGATGTCCTTGATGCGCTGGATGGTGCGGCGGTCATCGGCTTCCACCTGCGTTGCAGTAGCAAGGCCCTGTTTTTCGTTGTAGCTGAAATAGCCTTCGGAAAAGCCGCACTTGGTCGACAGGCTTTGCAGCAACATATTGATGCCGGTCTGGCGTTCGCCGGTTTTCAGCTTGCGATCGATTTCCTGATAGAAACTTTCCGCCGCTGAACCAGCAACGTTTTGCACATAGCGCGGTAGCCGCACGGAAACATTCTTCCGCCCTGGCTCACGCAGCAGACGGTCATCCACAAGGGCGATCGACCGGGAATCCTGAATTTCGTCCACCATGGCAGACCATGCAACATCCAGTCCACGCAGTTCCGGCAGGGCGTTGGCGTAGATAGACATACCGCATGCGCCGCCGTCAATATTGTTGGCGTCCGGCATGGTGCACACAGCAAACAGCGGCGCAGTATCATCCAGCACGGCGTCCGGCAGGATGCCCACCCAATCCGGCACTTCGTCCAGATTCACACGGGATGCCGATGCTTTGCCCTTCGCCAGCCGGAACGCGCGGTTGGAAACCACATAATGCATCCCGTCGTAGCGGTGATATTCGGCCTTGACATAGTAATAATCCGGCGTTGCCTTCGTGTCGTACAGCACCACGCCGGTCACGCGCTTGCGGTTATCCACAGCCGTGATCGTAAATTCCGGCGGCGTGTACAGACCGATGCTGTCCGGCGTCGGTTTCAGCAAGAACATGCCGGCAGCACAGCCCACGTCCACCATGTCACGCAGGAACGGAATCAGTTCTTCATTCAGATGTTCCTGCAGCCAATCCGCGCGGGCCGAGCCGGACAGTTCGACGCTGACGCCCATCGTCGCAAGGCGCGCGGCTTCGCCGGTCACGGCCTTTGCAAAATTGATGGTGCGATCCTGATCGTTTGCCCACGGCGGGGTGCCCATCCAGATCTGCATCCACAGGTCTTCCGCTTCGCGCATTTCCGGCGTTACCAGCGGCGCGATGCGGAATTCTTCGCGGATCTGCTTTTTCACGCTGTCCAGCGGGATATTGATTTTCACAGGCAGCCAGCCTCCTTGAATACTTCGCACATTTTCGGAAACTGCGAAGCAATCCAGTCCACGTATGTTTCGTCATGGCCGTATTCCGGATGCGTAAAGTTTTCGGACAGCCCGCTTTCAAACAGAAATGCATGAATGATCTCATGACGCATAACTTTTTTCTGATAGACGCTAAAGTCTTTCAGGTCGCAGTCTTTGGCCTTTTTTGAAATAACAATGGTCTTTACCGTTTTGTCGCAGTAACCATCGCATTTTTCAAGCATTGCATCTTCGGCTGCCGTGGCTTCAATGATTTCATATTCCGTCCCCAAAATATTTACAGTCATGCACTTGCCCCCCTGCGCATCGTCAGCGGTTCCAGTGCGTACCGCGTGGCGTCGATGCTGTGGTTATTCACGTCCGGGTATCCGGTGACGACGTTGCCGTCCCGGTCCCGCTCGTATTCATACTCCGAAAATTCCTTTGCCGCATTCGGGCAGCGCACCGGGTCGATGATGATGCGCCGGCGCTGCAGCCACTTCATGCCATGTTCGATTGACCCCGGACCTTTGACAGCGCCGGTGACGGGCAGGCCCATTTCGCGGTGATCGTTGACGCTTTTCGGTTCGGCCGAATCGGCCGTGATGGCGTAATCATCATAGCCGTGTTCGATGATCCAGCGCGCTGTCTGTTCGTTCGATTCCTTGTTTGCATAGTGTTCCGCGAAGATATACACCGCCTCGCGGTCGCTGTCGTAGTAGCAGCGAATGAAGCAGTACGGATCGGGATACCAGCCCCAGTCCTCGCCCTGGAAGATGCGGTCGAAATGCGACATTTCTTCGTCTGTGATCTCCCGCAGCTCCAGATAGTCAAATACACTGCCGCCGTCGCCATTGGCTACGCCCTCGTATTCATGTTCATATGCTGCCGGATTGACCTCTTTCAGGTGCTCCGCGTCGGCGATAAACTTTGCGCCCAGCCATTCCGGCGGCGCTTCCGTGTAACTGGAATGATGAAAAACGCGCCCCGGATCCGGGACAAGCCGCTCCTTGTTGACCCAGCTAGATTTGCTTTTTGGCGGGTTGTATGACGAAAAATCATAGGAATCCGCGCCGCCACGCAGCACGGATTGGTTAATAGAACGTTCTTCTTCCGGCCCGCAAAGCTGGTCTTTTTCTTCCTTCCACAGGATGCCGATATATCCAAACGGCGGCTTGATGGATTTCAGTTTCAGCGGGTCGTCACAGCCGCGAAAATAAATCGTCTGGCCGGTTTCTTTCAGCACGATTTCCAGCGGCGACAGCTTGCAGTTGAACTCATCGTATAGCCCCAGTTCGTTGATCGCCCATTTCATCTGGGCATACACGCTGTCTTTCAGGGTGTTGCCCATCTTGCGGATGATACAGGCATGCATCGTCGGGTTGTTTTTCAGCAGCTCGACGATTTTCAGGGATATATACGATGATTTCAGGCCGCCGCGGCCGCCTTCAAAGACATACGTCATGTTCGGCTGAATACGCCTGTTGATGTCGACAAACGCCCGGCCTAGTACGCGCGCCGGCAGCTCATAATGTGCGGATGCGCGTGCTGCTGCCTTTGTTTCCTGCTCTTCCTTGATACGCAGCGACTTCTCCAAATCGCCCGCCGCACGGAGGCGGTCAGCGATGGAGGTTTCAATGCCGAACTGGTCTTTTTCCTGCCCACGCATGATCGCCGTGCGCAGCTCCTGGATCTCTTTCAGGGATGCCGTGCGCTCGGATTCGATTTTTTCCTGCCGCCGCGCTATATAGATTTTTATGTCAGGTTTTGTCAGGTTTTCCGCTCCGATGGATTTGGCGGTTTTCGCCGAGTATCCCGCCCGGCGCGCCGCCTCGGTCGCATTGCCCAATTCGATGTAAAAATCCGCAAAAGCGCGCTGCTTTGGCGTGAGATTCATGGGATCACCCGCTATAGATTTTCGCCAGCGTTTTTACGACATCCGCCATGCTGTAAGTCTCCAGTACGCGCGTGCTGATATGCTTCCCAGTTTCATCGGTTTCTGCCTTTTCCAGCACGTATTTTGTTACCATCCGGCCAAGCCGCTCGGAGTAGTGCTGTAACTGATTGACTTTGTAATGCTCGCCGCGCTGGTTCAGCGCCGCCTGCAGTTTGTAGATAAGTTGTTTCAGATTCATAACCGCACCAGAATGCACAAAGCACCGAACCCGAAACCGGGCCGGTGCTTTGCTTTGTTGAGAGACATTAGAAAACCGGAGTTGACAGAGACAAGAGAAAAAGCCACGCGTACATTCTGCAAAAGGATCAAAGGAAGAGAGGTATATCACAAAGTGACTTGCGGGACCGGTCTCTCTCGCGATCCCTCGATATCACTTTAACACAGATTTTCGAAAAAATCGTCTCACTTTTTTCTCATCTTTTCGTCAGCTCTCCGTGAGGCCATACATGATAATCGTGAAATTCCGCAGTGCGCGGTCTTTCCAACGGTATGCTGTTGGCTTCTCGATGGCCAATTCCCGGCACAGCCGCTCGACGCCGCCGATACACGGCATGATGTAAAAGCGCTGCAGCACACAGCGGTCCCGCTCAGAGAGCTGATTCAAGGCACGATCCACGCGGCGCACACGGTTCTCTGTCAAGCGCTGCGCCTCTTCCAGCCGCTCACGCTTCAGAATGTTGTTGACGAGCGCATCGTCCCGGCCGTTCGAGCCGCCGGCGACCGGACTGCCGTCCGCCGAGGCACTGCGGATGCTCGTGATCTCCGTCGCCAGGTCTGCAATCTGGTCGCTGATGTTCGCAATCGCAAGCTTCCGGTTCTGGTAGTTGCGCAACTCATCGGCCGCCTCCCGCTTCCAGTCCAATCAAGTCACCTCGTTTCGTTCGCCGTAGCTGCAAAAGTCGTCCGGACCTTCGCGGTCGAGGTGGACCGAGCACCATCCCAGCTGCGGCTTATTGTAGGATCGGCAGTGGCGGCAGTGCACCACCGGCGCAACGTCGGCGGCGGGCGCACTATTCACCAGCAGTAGAAATTCGTTATATGCCTCTGCGCCAGACGCTTGCTTCATTTTCTGCTGCATTTCGGTTGATATGAGCTGCCCCATCATCAACGCACGTTTGATGTGTTCAGGCATCGTCCAGCCTCTCTTTCAGCCGCTCCACTTTGCGTCTGCGCCAGTCTCGCACATCGTCCGTGCAACCAAACAGCATCTTCATCTGCTCGAGCATGATCTCCACGTCGGCGATTTCCTCAGCAATATGCTCGAACGAACCCCTTCCGCGCAGATCTTTGCACAGTTCCTTTTGCAGTTCGCTCATTTCCTCCATCGTCACAACGATCTGCAGGACAGATCCGTAGGTGCCCAGTGCTCTACGCAGCACTTCCGATTCAGCGATATATTCACCCATTCCGCCCCTCACTTCCCGGGACGATGCGATCCCAACAGGCCGTGCACAGTACTTCTTTTGCCTCTCGCTGATGAACATGTTCATGCGGGCACGGTTTGTTCTCCGGCTCGTAACCGTAGGTATTCGGGCATCCAAAACACCCGCCAACACAGGTTTCGTCCACCGCGTCCGGATGCTCCAGCACCAACAGTTCTCGGAATGTGTAACCATGCGACTTCCTCAAAAGCATGTCCGCCCGAAAAGCGTCCCAATTCGCCGTCGGCACGCCGACATAGTCGCACCACGCGCGTTCCAGCTTCGCACCGGCAGATTCTACCCAATCCGGGAGGAACACGACGTAGTCCACCGCCTCCATCTCGGCGAAGCAGATGCGCATATAGTCCAGCTTGGCCAGCCCCTCCGGCGCCATGGCCGGATTGATGACCGTCGCGCCCAGCCGCTCAAGCTGTGCAGCCGCTCGGGCGAATTTCTCTTTATAACCCGGATCACCGGCGATTTTCCCTGATATGTAGATCTTCATGGTTGCCCTCCTTTCAGAGCACCGGGTGAGTTCCCCCGCCCAGTGTGCTATCGAATCACTGCATGATGACGACCTTGCCCTGTTCAACCAGGTCTTTCAGGCCGCGCTCGAAATACTCAGCGATGTTGCGTTTCGCTTCCAGACGCCAGATGCCGCCATCCGCCTCGAAAAAGGCGATGCCTTTCTCGCTGTCCACGCGCAGGAGGAATTCGCTTTCCGGCTGCGCGACCTCAAGGAACGTGCGGAACGGCTGCAGTTTGATCCGCGGGCGCACATTAACGACTGCGTTGAGCGCAACGCCCTGCCGCGCCGTCACGGCCTGCGTGACACCATTATCGTTGGTAGACACTGTGTTCTCATCGGACATACGGCTGAGCAGATCCAGCAGATACTCCGTGCCTTCGTTCGGGATGAACAGACTGCGCAGCTCGATCAGCGCAGTTTCTCGGTCACGCCAGCCAGTGCGCATGCCCGGCGCGTCCGCCTGCGCACGATACAGGACGTTGCGGGAGAAGTCCGGCAGATACGTTGTCATTACTTCGACCTTGTTGTAATCCCGGACATGTACCATGATGGTCGTCCCGACCTTTGCGATCTCGGTGCGCACCAGCTTGCAGACAGCATCCAGACCGCTGACGCTGACGGAATCGGGACGATCCACATGCGGCGGGATCCGCGTAAGATTGGCGTCGGAATAGGTCTGCCCATCAATTTCGAAGATTTTGGTTTCTTTCAGGCTCACGATTTTGTCGATCATTTCTGCGAGCATTGTCATATCCTCCTTCGTTATTCGGCTGCCTGCTTGCTGGCCTGCAGCAGATTCAGAATTTTCGGTGCTTCCTGTTCATGCCCGTCCATGCGCATCTGGCCGGGGAGCTGCGGCACCATTTCGGCAACGACCATTTCCCCGTTGCCATCAGTGGTAACGCAAAGCGACGTTGCGACCGGATTGGTCGCCGCGAGCGTGGCCTTGGCAACAACATTCACGCGGATCTGCCGGCGGTCATCGTCCGGTGTCAGCTCGATCGTCAGCGTGATCTTGCGCTTTGCGGTTGCTTTGGTGTTGACGTCAAGGATGTTGTCAACACAGCGCTGCATCTCATAGTCCACGCGCTCCTGGAATGCACCCTGCGCCATCTGCAGGATGCTCGCTCTTTGGGTTTCGTGATTCATGGTTGTCCTCCTTTGTTTTTTACATAGCCACCGCATCAGCGAGTGCGGCCATCGTCTCAATTTTCCCGGGCATGGCATACTCCGGTAGGTTCGCTGCCACAACGGCCGCAGCCATCGGCGGGCAGACGGCATTGCCGCATCTGGCTACTTGCTGCGTCTTCGGGTATGGCTTTCCGGCCGCATCATGGTCGATGATGTAATCCGGAGGAAAGCCCATGGCGTTGTACAGCTCCCGAGGCGACAGCATCCGCAGGCCAATGTCTGCGATATAGTACGGCGCCCCGCCGATTGACAGGAGCAGCAGATCGTCCTCGCCCAGCGCATAGCCGCAGTACAGGTTCAGCAAGTCGCGGATCTGCGGCCAATGGTGCAGCCGCTCGGATGTGCTGATTTTATAAAGCACTGCCTTGCAGCAGCCAAACACGCCGCCCGCTGTCTGTGTCGGCAGCGGCTCCGACGGCCGTGTGCCGACTTCGTCCCGCTTGTACTTGACCACGTGGGCAGCGCATACCGCATTGTGGTCGATGGCCGTCACTGTCGGCAGCGGCTCTCCCGCTTTCTCACCGTCCACCCCGCTGTAATACTTGACTACATGTGCAGCAACCACAGCTTCCCGGTCGTGGCTCGTGACCGTATGCATCGGGTTTTGCACATCCAACGGCCGGCCGCCGCCGTAATACTCCACCAGATTCGCGCAGGTAAGGCCGTAACGGTTCGCGGCGTCCACCGTGCAGATGGGCTTATCTAGGCCAGCCGCTCGGGCGCTTTCTGTTTTCTCCGTGTGATACTGGATCAGTGACGGCGATAGCAGCATCTGCCCGCCGCCTCCGCCTGTACGGACTGTGTTCATTGGTTCGGAGACCGGTGCCCCGACACTGTTGCTGGTATTTGTCATCGTCAGCGGAGCGAGAATCGGCCGGCAAATGCCTCCTGTGTGCTTTGCCGTAATCGTTTTACACGGCTCTTGGCTATCCGTGACGTGCCCACCTCCTGAATGGTTGCACTCAACGATGAACGGCGCCCCGGATTTGATCGTGAACTTGTCCACGCCGCGAATGATGCGGCGCATGGTGTTGTCCGCCAGCGGCCGGACGGCGGCAATGCCGTACCGCTCGTGGATTTCATCCTTCGTCGAAAAAATCGAAGGACACGGCAGCGACCAGTCGATAATCTCCGCAGCACTGCGCCATGGCAACAGCTTGCCGCTGCGCACTTCCGCGCTGTCTCGCGGGGCGTGTGTGCGCTCCGGCCAGACGATCGCACGCCCATCGCAGCGGGCGATCAGCACCAGCCGGCGTCTGGTCGTCGGCGCACCGTAGTCGGCTGCCATCAGCTCGCGCCATTCCACGCTATATCCCAGTGCCCGAAGCTGCCCGACAAACTTCTGGAACGTCGTACCGGCCAGTTTCTTTACCGGCTTCCCCTTACGCACCGGCCCCCACGTCTGGAACTCTTCGACGTTTTCAAGGATGATGACGCGCGGGCGCACCTTCGCCGCCCAGCGCAGGACGATCCACGCGAGGCCCCGGATTTTGCGGTCAACAAGCGCCGCGCCCTTTGCCTTTGAAAAATGCTTGCAGTCCGGCGAGAACCATGCCAGCGCCACCGGCCGACCTCGGCAGACCGTCTCCGGATTCACATCCCGGACAGATGCCTGGTAATGCTCCGTGTACGGATGGTTCGCTTCGTGCATCCGGATCGCTGCCGGGTCGTGATTGATCGCCGCATTGACGATTCGCCCCAGCGCCAGCTCAATTCCCGTGGACGCGCCGCCGCCACCGGCAAAGCTGTCAACGATGATCTCGCCATCAAGTGTCTCCTGTGTGCGCAGCATCATGCATCCTCCCCTGCGCCGAGTGCGAGCTGCCCGGCGGCATACAGCTCGTACACCGTCCGGCCGCGATCATCTGCCATATACGGCAGAAAGATCTGCTGCATCGGCACATCACAGGATTCGATCAGCGCCATTTGTGCCAGCACCCAGTCGCGCACGTTCCGCCACGCGGTCATTTCTGCCTGCTCTCGGTCGGCCTTGATCTTCTGCGCCGCGAACACTCGCAGCGTTCCGTCTACGGCCGCCGGCAGGCAGAAGCCACGCGGCCCAACCGGCGTGTCGATCCCAAACGCGATCGCCTGCGGCTTGCCATTATCGTAGTCAATCATGATCTTGGTGGCGCCGTGGCGTGCAAGCGCGCCTTGGATTTCCCCGATGGACGTATATACGTCCACTTTCGTCGTATAGTTTTTGATTGCCATGTGCCCACCTCACTCCGGATCGCCGAGAAACCGGATCACGCCCTGACGCAGCTGCACCCAGTACGGCTCCAGCTCCACGGCCGTCATGTACTTATGGCCGAATAGTTCTTTCATGTTCTGCCAGTCCTCCCACATGACACGATACACTGCGCGCCCGCGCAGGCACACCAGCACAAACGCCAGTGCGCCCATATTGTCGTGCGATTCCAGTGCACGCGCCTGCTCTTCCGTGACCGCACTTTGCAGGATGCGGTCTTTGTCTGTTGCCTTGGCCTCGAACACTACGCTGCTTCCGCCGCATAGCGTGCCCTGAAAATCCGGCTGCGCCTGCTTGGTGAAAACCGCCTCGAACGACCAGCAGCCGCTCGGATTCTGATGCCGGCCGGAAATGACCTTGATTGGCTCCGGCGTCTTGTCGATCTCCGCGATGCCATGCGCCCGGTAATACGCGCAGGCCGTGAGGATCTGCGCCTCAAAGCCTTCCCCGGTCGCACGGCTGATACTCCCCTGTGCCTGACGCGCTGGGTTTTTCGCCGACTCCTCGGCGTGGAAAAACTGCAGCGCCTTTTCATACGCCACAGGATCCAGCTTGCGCGCCGCCTGTTTCTGATAGCGCGGCGGCAAGCTGTCCATACGGATTCCCATTGTGTGCGCTCCTTCCTATGCGGTGTCTTTGATCTCGTAATACTCCTGCCACGGCCAGCCGCTCAGTTCGTGCCAGCCGCTCTTATACTCCGACCCATCGTCAAAGCGATAGAGATGCATCCCCCGTCTGGCCTTCGGCTCTTTTCTCCACGTCTCAGCCTTGGTCACCTGATAGCGGATCTCCGGCTTGGTCATGCCGGCGCTGCAGGTATACCGCCGGCGGCGGATGCCCTGCTCGCGGCAGCGGCGCATGGTGGAGCGTGATTCCTTGATGAGGTAGGACGCGAGCTTTGCGTGGTTCTTCCGGTCATCGAGCATCTGGAAGCTGATAGACCCCGCGCCATTGGTCACCTTTGTCCAGGCGGCGGCGATGATCTGCGCGTCAAAGCGCGGCAGGAGGATGTGATGATGCACGTTCGTCATGTGCTTGGTTTCGAGCACGGCGATGTATTTCAGGCGCTTGCCCGCTTTGGCGTACGCCTTGCGCAGCTCGCGGAAGAACGCGGCTCTGTCCCGCTCGGCTTGCTCTAATGTGATGGTTTTGCACCAGTAGTGCAGCACCAGATGGAAGTCGCCATAATGGTAGTTGCAGTTGATGAGCCAGCGCAGATGCTCCTCGGCCACGCGCTCGTTGATGCGCTCCTGACACTTGGAGGTCTCCTTCTCGGATGATCGCTTGCGCGGCTTGACTTCCTTGCTGTGCACACGGGATGAATACATCTTGCGGTGCTCGACCGTTTCCCCGCACACGACGGTGCGATGTACATACGGCATGATTGCCTCCCTGTCTGTCTCCGGTCGAGTTAGTAATTGGTCTTACCGAAGCTGAAAACGCCTTGCGGCGTCAGCGTTTTTCGGCTTGCAGGGCGGGCAACTGTATGCTATAATATATATAGTGTAGCGCGCCCTGTGCGCTATTGGGTTTTCACCGCCTGCGGGTTTGACGATCTTCGCAGGCGGTGTCTTTTTATGTCTCCGGCGGCGCCCACATGACGCGCGCCCCGTGGACGACTTCCTGCCATGGGACGCCCCACAGCTCCGCCGCGCACTGGATCGCCGCGAACGGCGATGCGCACGGCACGACCACGGCCTTGCGCCCCGGGAGCGCCACCCGCGCGCGGCCATGCGCTGCCCAGCGGTCATTCCGGCGTCGCATGGCCAGCTCTGCCGGTGACATATATACGACCTCCGGACGTCTCATGCGACGCCGAGCGCAGCGAAGAGGATGTGAAACAGCCACCCCGCCAGCGCGATGCCGGCGATAAAGGACGCGCAGACGATGCCATCCTCGATACCCCAGACGATGTAGCGGCGCACCTTGGCCTTGGCGCGCGGATCTCCGAATACCTTCATTCGTCGTCACCGCCTTCTGCCGTGCGGTACAGCATCTGCATGTTGTTCGCGCAGATATTGCACACCGGCGTGCTGTGAATGTACCGGATGTCGTTCACACTGCCGCAGAACGCGCAACCAGGCGCGTACTTGCGCAGGATGATGCCTTTCCCGTCCGTGTAGATCTCCATAGGCTCTTTTTCGCCAATGCCGAGCGTCCGGCGCAGCTCCTTCGGCAGCACGATGCGGCCGAGCTCGTCGACCTTTCTGACGATTCCTGTTGCTTTCATTGGTTTCTCCTTTCTCTTGACCTATCTGGCCAGCATCTGGGCGAGCGCCACGGCGCTGATGCCCTCTTTCCCGCTGACGTTGTACCGCTCGCGGCACACCCGTCTGCTTTGCCCTGTATAATTGCTGACGTCTGTCACCGTCAACACCCGGCGGCCGCCGGTGAACTTCAAGATTTCCTCCAGCTCAAGCCGGAAGGTTTCTTTTTCTCGCGGCATATGTACCTCTCTCCTTTTTGAAATCAGATAAACCGGCATCATTCTCCGCCCGGGTCATCCCCTGACGATCCGGCGCAAAAGCGCTCGAAGTCCGCTTCATTTCCGGCGCGAAACCGCTCCACATCAATGCCGGTAATGCTCAGCTCCGCTACACCTTCCTTCACGTCGAGGCGGATGCCGTCAACGCCGACGCCGATCATAACGCCGTCGAGCAGTACCGCGCTCCGCCTTCCGTTGCTCGCGATCATCATTTTCGCCGCTTGGTACATGTCCTCACCTCCAATCGAATAGATTGCGCGCGCCTTACGACGCGCGCTTGCTGTGCTCCAGCGCCATCGCCAGCCCCTCCGTGAAGGCGCAAAGCTGCGCCTTCTGCATCTCGTCCATGCGCTGCATCATGGCCGCCAGCCGCTCGATGGTTTTCCGCTCGTTATTCGTCAGCATTTTCGTCACCTCCTCGCACTTTGCTGCATTGCTTTGCGTTTGATGTAAATCTCTTTGCAATGCCATATTATCACTCCGCAATATCCATGTCAATAAAATTATCTCGTTTTTTCGAAAAAATATTGCAATGTGATATGCCGTGTGGTATATTCATTTCGAAAGGAGGCCTATAATGTGCAAAATCAAATAAAAGAACTGCGCAGCCACGTCGGCCTAAATCAAACCGATTTCGGAGCAAGGATAGGCGTCAGACAGTCAACAATCGCCGGTTGGGAAACTGGGCAGAGAATTCCGCCCGATTCCGCTATCGTCTCCATCTGCCGCGAGTTCCATGTTGACGAACATTGGCTGCGTACCGGTGACGGCAAGATGTTTACGGCGACTACGCGCGACGAAGAGATTATGGACTTCGTTGGCCGAGCGACCATTGGCGCAGGCGACGACTTTAAGCGCCGTTTCCTTCTGGCACTGGCCCGGCTGCCGGAGGAGCGCTGGGCCGACATCGAGGACTTTGCCCGGCAGATCACCGCCGAAAACGCGAAAGAGGAGCAGGATTGATTTCCTGCTCCTCTTTCTTTGCTTTTCTGTTTTTCTTTACGCTGCGCGCAGCAGTGCCAGCGTCAGCCGCAGCTTTTGTTCGCTTGCTTCATCCAGCAGCCGCTCGATCTCGCTCCGTAAGTACGTCCTCCATTCTGTTTCCGTCACAGCTCTCCCTCCCATAGTTCTTCCACAGTCGTTCCCAGCGCCCGCGCGATCCGAATGGCGAGGCGGACGTTTGGAATGCTCTTGCCCCTCTCAACGTCGCACAGCGTGCTTGTCCCACACCCCACCTTTCCGGCCAGCCACCGCAGGCTGACGCCCTTGTATTCTCTATACTCCCGTACATTGTTTTTCATCCTCGCCATAATCCTACCACATTTTTCGGCTGCGTGTTGAAAACGTTCGGTATTCCGAACGTTTTTTGCTAACTTATTGCAATACTGCCCGAAATATGCTATTTTTCAATTATCAGCCGTGTGTCTATGTTGCCACATGACAGAAGGATGATACATAAACAGCTGAAGGAAGAACAGAAACGAGGGATTGATTGTGAAGAACAAGCAAAAGCTTGACGGGCTGCAGTGGATCGGAGTCATATGCTTTTCGTTGGCATTTCCGGTTTTCATGATAGGCGTTATAAACGACACGGTCGGATTCGCTGTGGATGGTATACTTCTTGTCGGCAGCGGCGCTGCTCTTTTTTTGGCGTCTAAGCGAAGAAAAACAAAGATGTACTCAACGGTTCAAGATCTGATTGCAAAAGCGCAGGCGTCTACAGAATTGGCGAACGAGGCTGACGACATCGAAACGTTTTTGTCCTACTATCATTCCATACTGTCCGAAACACATGAATTGATTGCATTTGAAGATCGTGTGCCATTCACTTTGAAACCATCTATTCAGTACGACATTTTCGTCAATAACAAGCAATGGCACACAAGAGATGCTATCGAACGGCATTACAACAGCGTAAAAAAAGCGGCGAAAACAACATACAGAAACAGCCGCAGCCATGTAGAGAGCCTATGCCGCATATTTGCAGATGAAATTGAAAAACACAAAAACGAATTCGATGATGAGACCATGGAATTTGCGATTAAACTACGCAACCAGTTATTTGCGGAATGCGGTGTTATAAACACATATGCAGCTGCTGACGGCACGGTTCGTTGCGAAGGCACGATGTCAGGCATCGACATTTCTGAAACCGACGGTATGGAAGGCCATGAATTTGAAAACTATTGCGCTGACCTGCTGCGAAAAAACGGCTTTGTCAACGTGTCTGTGACGCCTGGTTCTGGAGACCAAGGTGTTGATGTGATTGCCGAAAAAGAAGGCGTGCGCTATGCCGTCCAGTGTAAATGCTATTCTTCCGCGCTGGGGAACACGCCAGTGCAGGAAGTGTGCGCCGGTAAAAGCATGTACAACTGCCATGTTGGTGTTGTGATGACAAATAATTATTTTACCGCCGGTGCAAAGCAACTGGCCGAAAAGAACGGCATCTTGCTGTGGGATCGCGATAAGCTACAGCAGATGATCGACAGCGCGATCAGCGAAGAAAGCGCCGTGTGAGGAGGCGTGGTATACCGCAGTCCCTTTTATCGTACAGAGAAGAAAGAATAGACATTCCGACCATAAAATGATAGAATTGTCGTAATCCGCCTGTTGGCGAGAATAATGAGAGGAAGAATGTCTATGAAAAAAACATTCGCAAAAAGCCGCCTATTGTCCATCATCGCAACCATGCTTCTGGTCTTGTGCCTGACGGCGTGCGGCAGCCAGAACGGCGGCGACACAAAGACGCCTGAAGTCGCCACTCCGCCAGATCTGACGGGTGAATGGGTACAGTCAAACTCGGACTCGAAGGAAAGCTACCAGGCGGCCACCATCAGCGGCGACACGATCGAAATCTACTGGGTCAACACAGACAGCGAGTCCAAGTCCCTATATTGAGCCGGAACGTTCGTTGCTCCGGAAACGCCCGATGAACCCTATACATGGGAATCTGTAAACGACAAGGAGAAAACTGACTCCGCTCTGCTGGCGTCCGGCGATGATACCAAGACGTTCACATATGAAAAAGGTGAGATCAGCTACGAGGCATCGGCTCTCGGCACCACCAAAACCGTGCGCCTCGAAAAGGCGAAATAATCACAACCGCCCGGGTGCTGTGCGCCCGGGCGGAATTGAAGGTATTTCGTTTTTGGGAGGGGACACGCATACAAACAGAAATCTATAGCGTCATGTACCGCCTGGTCCACAAATACGGCTGGAATTTTGGCCTCACGCGCGGCCTCATCAATCGCCGGTTCGGCACAAACTACACCGCCGATGAGCTGAAAGAGCTGTACAGGCGGCATTTCCTTTCCAAAAGAGAATGAAAGTGCCGTAAGTCAAATCTACGCCAAAAATGTAAACATTTTATTCTATCCGCGAATTTTTTTATCATTTCTATTGATATTATTCTCTAAAAGTAATATTATTGCGCTGAGGTACATAGAATGAAAAGAGAAGAAGTGCTATCCTGGCTATGCAGAATACTCGGTGAACTTCTGTATACTCGTGAATTTTATCAAGAGTTGGTCGAGCTGATTGCCGAAACCGGTATTGAAGAAAAGCTTTTTGCTACACTCATCCGGCAGTTAAAAATGCTGTCCATGTTCGGTGCGCAAGCAGTACAGTCTAAAGAGTTTGAATCCATCGGCAACGGCCTGTTCAGTATGCATCTTACAGGCAACGGGTACAACATACGAGTGCTATATTCGTTCCTGCAAAACCAACAGCCGATTCTTTTGCTGACCTTCTATGAGCGAGGAGGAAAGCGGAATACCGACTACACCAAGTATATTGAGCCAGCAAAAGCACGCCTCGAAGAAGCCAGAAAGGGAGATAACCATGAAAACGCCTAACACCTACGCACTACTCGATGCGCTTTCAAAATCCATGTCCCCGGCCGCAATCATGCTCGCAGGACTACAGGGAGCAATCGCCGCAGAGATCTGCAAAAAGCGCTTTGATCTCCACATGAACCAAAAAGAATTCGCCGACTATATGGGCGTGTCTCAAAGCACCGTGTCGAAATGGGAGAAGGGCGAGACAAACTTCACGCTCAATACACTTTCCCAAATCGCTGATAAGCTTCAAATCCCAATGCAATGCCCGTTTGTCACTACTGCTCCGCCGCACTATAATCAGGGGCAAATCATCCACTTTGACGATTATAAAACGACCGAATGGCGCGCCGAATCTTCCGACGTCGCAGAGTTTAAAACTCTGGATGACACGGATGAATTGATGCAAATGTAATAATGGAGGTAGCTATGTATCAGTACACAAACGGCTTTAGCTGTGCTCTCAGCGGAAATGGCAACGAATTTGTGCTTTGCTTCGCGCAACAGTGTCCTGGTTTCGACAGCACAGGTAAACTCGACAAAGTCACAAAGGAGCCTGTTGCCTCTCTTATTATGAGCGCGGACAAGGCCAAAGAGCTTGCACACGCGATCGAAACGCTTTGCAGCGCTGTCCTGCCAGGTGAAGATGCAATTCCCACGGTACCGGATATCAAATAAGAATTGCCCCGGTGCAGCGCTTCATTAACAATCCGCATTTTGTGATTGTTCTTCCGGTAACGTTCTATATCTAGTGGTTGCTTTTTTGCGTGTTTCGGTTTAAAATAAAAGCAACGGAACCCGCCAAGCCTCTGGATGCGAAAGCACCTATGCGTATCATGGCGGGTTATTTGTTTTTCAGGAGACAAATATGGACTATGTTGAATCTGTGAAACCCTTTTGTACATACCAGCAGCAAATCGACAAGCTCGAGGCGCGAGGCCTAATTGTTCGCGACAAAGCTTATGCTGAAAGCGTACTGCGTTCCGAAAACTATTATCGCTTGCGCGGTTACTGGTTAACCATGGTAAAAAGGCAGGGCACCCCTCCAGACGATGTGTTCTATCCCGGAACGACTTTCGAAAACATTGTAGACGTCTATCTGTTTGACGTCGATCTCAGAGAAATTATTCTATCGGCAACATCTATAATAGAGACAAATCTGAAAGCATACATCTCTTATTATCATGCTCAAAAATATGGGCCAATTGGGTATATGAATTATGAGCATTTTGAAGATGTCAACAAGCATATCTGGATGATGTACGAACTGCAAAAGGACAAAACCGCCAGGAAAGACGAACTCTTTGTGCAGCACCACAAAAAATGCAAGGGAGGTATCTTCCCCGTGTGGGCCGCTACCGAGCTCATGTCATTTGGGCAGGTATCAAAGTTTTTTAAGAACATGGTACGCGAAGATCGCAACAAAATGTCCAGAGAGTTCTATAGCATATCTTCCCGGGAATACATCGAAAGCTGGATCCAATGTGCAGTCGTCGCGCGAAATATTGCTGCGCATGGCGGCAGGTTCTATAATCGCTTTCTTTCCCCCAAAATTCGTCTCCCGGATGCACTCGCAGGGAATGAGAGTACATTTTGGGGATACGCATATGCGATTTACATGCTCTTGCCCGAAGAGAAAAAAGAGGCCTTTATTTCTGACCTTTCACGCGCAATATCAGCGCATAAGTACGTCCTCTTGAAGCATATCGGTTTCCCGGACAATTGGGCGCAAATCATGCGGAGCAATGCACAAAATGCAAGCAAATCTGAGCAAGGCAAGCAAGAATATTCTCTTGTATAATAAAAACCGCCCCGGTGCGGTAACACCGAGGCGGCGAATGTGTGAGCAGACAACTGGCTCATTTACTTTGTTGCTGCTACTCTATCGGATATCAGTTTTTGCTTAATTCCCATGATATCGTTGCGGCTGTATGTTACGCCTTGTTCTACCAGCCGAAGATATTTCATGGCTTTCCTGCGAAGCGTAGTATTGAGGGCTTTATTCTTGCTGACATAATGGTAAGCGCTGATTCTGTATGGTGCTTTTATGTATCGTTCATCAATCGGGAACATGTCTCCAATCAGAAACACTCGCTCCTTCGAAGCAACCAATCCAATATGATAATAGATACATTTGCCGACGCCGCGCTTTTTCTCTTCTTTCGCAATTTTCCTTTTATAATTATCAACTTGTGAACTGATTGGAATCACCCAATCCACACCGTCGGTATCTTGAAACAGATAATAGTACGGCCTTCCTTCCTGCTTATTGTCAACCCAGTATCCGTTCCCAAATTCGGTGAAGTATCGGTCTTTAACCGTATAAAGGCCATGCGCAACCAACTGCATAGGCTTCTCCTCTGTCTATAATGCAGAAGCCCCCCGCTTTCTGCAGAGGGCTTCGTGTGTTGCAAGCCTGCACTTGTATGCCGCACGCAGGCGGGCGGCAATCGTAAGCAAGTCGCACTCTTATTGGCCGCTGGCGACAGGCGGCAGTTGCGGGTGGACGCGAGATGACGAAACATGTGTTTCTTATCTTGCATAGGATGATAAACATCCTACGGTTATATTTTATGCTTTTTTCTCGGAAATGTAAACATCTAATTGCACATAATTTACTATCTTTGGTTGTCTAACTTTAACAAATATGTGCATTTTTGCACTTGACTGCTCGCTCTCTTTACTCCTTGTAAGAATCCATTCCTTTCACTGGTGCAGTGCTCTAGGGAAACAGTTAAATTCCAAAATCAAGCGTTTTTGTAATTCAACATTTCATCGCACTGTTCTCTTTACAAATTTCCGAACATTTCATTCTTATACAAAACCGCCCCGGCGCCGCAACACCGAGACGGCCATTTGTTCCTCCGGGAACACATTCTGAAAAGCAGAGATGTGCAGAGGATCATGTCATTCTCATAGTAGCATATCTCTCCCCGCTTTTCAAGGAAGGGAGACACCAATGGCAAGAAAAAGGACAAAATACACGCTGCGCAAAGATGGCCGCATCGTCTTGTCTGACACCATCAATGGCGAGCGAAAGTATTTCTATGGGAAAACCGACAAAGAAGTCGAACAAAAGCGTGATGACTATATCCGTGAGTGCGAAAAGCACGCGAACGAGGCTGCTGGCAAGGGCCGGACATTCGAGGCCGTCGCCGATGACTGGTGGGAGCAGTGCGAACCGCGCCTGTCTCCAAACACCGTATGCGGTTACAGAACAGCAAAGAACCGCGCTGTGGACGCTTTCGGCGACCAGTATGTTACGGACATCACCGGTCACCAGATCGTCGTCTTCCTGCAGCGCTTCGCCGCGCGTGGCTACTCGCAGAAGGTCATCAACAACACAAAGCCCGTGATGCGGCAGATCCTCAACTACGCCTTCCTTTGCGGCGATATTGATGCAAACCCCTGCATCGGGATTCCGACCCCAAAAGGAAACCCGCGCGTACCCAGAAAGCCGACGCCGCCGGACGACCTGCAGAAAATCGAAGAATCCAAGACAGAGAGCCTGTTCGCACGAATGTCGTATTTCATGGCGTACACGGGCGCACGTCGCGGAGAAGCCGCTGCGCTGAAGCAAAAAGATATTGACCTCACTACACGGACTGCGTGCGTCGCGCGTGCCGTTGCATATTCCGACACGCGAAAGCCGGTTCTCAAATCCCCTAAGACCGAAGCCGGCGTGCGCTACCTTGACCTGCCGGATAACGTCATCGAGATCCTGCCGCACTATGACGACCCTGAGACATTCATCTTCTTTCCGGATGGCTTGCCGACAAAGACGGAGCTGGAATCCGGCCTGAAAAAATACCAGCAGAGCCATGACATCCACTCGACTGCGCATCAACTCCGGCACGCATATGCCTCCATGCTGCACAGCGCGAATATCGATGTCAAGGATGCACAATACCTGCTCGGGCACTCTACCATCGCAATGACGCAGGATATCTACACCGACCTTGAGGACAAGCGTAAACAGCAGGTACACAACAAGGTCAACCGGTACGTAAAACGCAGCAGAAAGTTGTCAAAAGTGTTGTCAGAAAGTGATAAGTACTGAAAACACGTGATTCTATTGGGGTTCGAATCCCCGCTGGAGCACCAAAAAAATCTCCTCGCCTTTTTGGCGGGGAGATTTTTTTCTGGTCGCGCCCGGGGAGTCGAAGTTTATCCCCGGCAGGGGAAATCCCCGCTGGAGCACCAAAAAAGTCTCCTCGCCTTTTTGGCGGGAATATTTTTTCCGGTCGCTCCCGGGGAGTCGAAGTTTATCCCCGGCAGGGGAAATCCCCGCTGGAGCACCAAAAAAGTCTCCTCGCCTTTTTGGCGGGGAGATTTTTTCCGGTC